ATAAATATTTATATAATATATAAATATATAGAATAGTGATATATAAAAAATAGGACAAATATATATTAATAGAGAAAATTTAGTGATTTAGTGATACCAAGTGCCTCAAAGCCTTGATTTTACTGCATTTGAACGGTATCACTAAATTTTATTTGCTGATACTTTGATGATACTTTAGTGATACCTTTTAAAAAGTGTAAAAATATGTTATAATTGTTAAAACATTAGGAGGATTAAAAAAATGAAAACCGAAAGTAAACCGAATTTTTTGAACGCAAATGTTTCTGATTTGGTTCCTTATAACAGAAACGCAAAAAAGCACAACAAGAAACAGATCGACAATGTTGCAAAGTCAATATCTGAGTTCGGTATGGTGCAACCTATTGTTGTTGATAAAGATAACAACGTTATTATTGGTCATTGTCGGTTAGAAGCTTGCAAAAAGCTTAAAATTGAAACCGTGCCTATTGTTAAACTTGAAGATTTAACCCCGGAAGAGGCTAACAAATTAAGACTTCTTGATAACAAGCTCAATGAATCCGAGTGGGATTTTGAGCTTTTGGCTGAAGATATACCCGAGATCAATTTCGACGGATATGATGTTGACTGGAATCTCCCGGAGGTTAAAGAAGAAACAGAAATTATTGAGGATGAAGCACCCGAAGATGTAGAAACACGGTGCAAGCTTGGTGATGTGTGGATACTTGGCAATCATAGGCTTATTTGTGGCGATAGCACCGATGTTAACGTTATTGAAAAACTTATGGATAGTGAAAAGGCTGACCTGCTGATAACAGATCCGCCTTATAATGTCGCACTTGGTCAGGAGGCAGGACATGTATTGCGTCCAAGTGAAGCAAAGCAACTTCACAGAAGAACCGATGGTTTGGTTATTCAGAATGATTCTTGGAAAAATGATGATGAGTTTGTTGATTTCCTAACATCTGCTTTTAATTCGGCACTGACCAATATGAGAGCAGGAGCTGTTTTCTATATTTGGTATGCCGACACTCAAGCTTTAAACTTCAGATTGGCTTGCAGGAATTCCAACATGCAGGTTAGAGAAAATCTGATTTGGAATAAAAACGTCTTTGCATTGGGTCGTCAGGATTATCAGTGGAAACATGAGCCTTGCTTATACGGATGGAAAGATGGTGCTTCACATCTTTGGGCATCAGACCGTAAACAGTCGACTGTCATAGATTTTGATAAACCATCTAAAAGTGTGGAGCATCCAACGATGAAACCGGTTGGATTGTTTGCATATCAGATTAGCAATAATACTCATGAAGGTGATAAGGTCTTGGATATTTTTGGTGGTTCAGGCACTACAATCGTTGCATGTGAACAGTTAAACCGTAAAGGATACGTCTGCGAGCTTGATCCGCATTATTGTGATGTAATTATTCAGCGTTGGGAGAATCTTACAAAAAGAAAGGCAATCAAAAATGAGTGAATGGAAGAACAGCTTGATGTTATCATCGGAAAAAGACGATTGGCGAACGCCAAAAGAATTATTTGACGAACTGAATGATGAATTCCATTTTACCGTCGATTTATGCGCAGATAACGACAATCATTTATGCGATAAGTGGTACACAAAAGAAAATAGCGGATTCAACGCTGATTTGACCGGCGAAAGGGTTTATTGCAATCCACCGTATGGAAGAAAATCAACGGCAGATTGGATCGTAAAGTGTGCAACATGCAATGCGGACATTGTGGTTATGTTAATACCGGCTCGAACAGACACAAACGCATTTCACGATTACATTTACAATAAAGCTGAAATTCGTTTTATTCGTGGAAGATTAAAGTTTGGCGGTGGCAAAATAATTGATCGTGCGCCGTTTCCCTCCATGATTGTAATATTTAGAAAGGCGGTGTTGTTAAATGGCTAATGGTAAACAAGGACCGGAAAATTTAGGACAACTTGGTGTGCATTTCACCAAAGAAAATGCCAAAGAAATGGGAGCTAAAGCCGGTAGAGCATCGGGTAAAGCGAGACGTGATAAAAGGCTTTTAAAAGATTGTCTTGAAATGTTACTTGCTCAAAAGATAGAAACAAAGGATGGTAAAAAAATAACCGGGGCTGAAGCTACGAGCACCGCACTTTTTAAAAAAGCTTTGTCCGGGGACACGAGGGCGTTTGAATTGCTCCGGGATACCGTTGGACAGAAGCCCATCGAAAAAATCGAACAGACTAACATAAGCAATATCGTTGTTGACTTTGGAGATTTAGAAGATGGTGATTAAAGGATTAGCAAAATGGATCCTTCCTGTATACCACCCGTATGTAAGGGACTACACAACACGTTTTTGTGTGTTTTATGGTGGAGCTGGATCTGGAAAATCTCATTTTGTTGCTCAAAAATTAATCTTAAAATGTCTGCAATACAAACGTAAGCTTTTGGTGATTCGTAAGGTGGGAAATACACTCAAGGATTCCGTTTGGGCGATGTTTCTCAAATTACTTTATCAGATACCACAGGTGATTAAAAATATTAATAAGTCAGAGTACACTATTGAGCTTATTAACGGATCAATAATCCTATTTAAAGGTCTTGATGATCCTGAAAAAGTAAAATCCATCGAGGGCATCACGGATATTGTGGTTGAGGAGGCATCCGAGCTAACGGAGGATGACTTTGATCAACTTAATCTTCGTTTACGTGCTAAATGTGGGATGCTTCAAATCCATCTTATGTTTAACCCGATCAGTAAAGCTAATTGGGTTTACAAGCGCTTTTTTGCCAATGGTACACCACCCGACACGGTAATTGTACACACCACATACAAGGATAATCCGCATCTCCCGGAGGAATACATTGCATCACTTTTAAGGTTGGAGCGTACTAATCCGGCATATTTCAAGATTTATGTACTTGGCGCATTTGCCACGCTTGATAAGTTGGTATTCCCTGTTAAAACTGTACGGATCATCTCACAGGATGAGGTTAAAAATCTGCCGTTTTGGATTGGCATGGATTTTGGATACACAAACGATCCTACCGCCATTACTTGGGGTTATTGCGACAATCTCAAAAAGATACTATACATCACGGGCGAGTACACAAAACGTGGAATGACCAATGATGTCATTGCAACAACACTCACTAACCTTGGTTTTGGCAAGGAGCGCATTGTTGCCGATTCTGCCGAGCCTAAATCTATTGCTGAATTGCGCAAGCTCGGCATCACGAGAATATGCCCGGCGGTTAAGGGTGCGGATAGCGTTAAAAATGGTATAGACAAGCTTCAAAGATATGATATAGTGATAGATGAGCGATGTCCCGACACCATAGAAGAATTTGATAACTACACTTGGGTTAAGGACAAGAAAACGGGCGAGTACATTAACGAGCCTATTGATACATTTAACCACCACATTGACTCCATCCGATATGGCACCCAAAACGTTACAGGCAAAAAGGTGCGTAGCGGTGAAGTTAGTAATTTAATGTTTTTGTAAAAGGAGGTAATCAATGCAAACCTACCAAGATCTTGAAAAGGTCATCAACAATGAAAATATGCTCAAAGATTTTTTGATACAGGTGATTAATGAGCATAAAGGGAGTAATGAATATCGTTGGGCACGAGAGGGTGAGGCTTACGATAAGCAGAAAAACACCACGATCATGCTTTATCGTAAATTCCTTTATACGTTGAGCGGTAGAGCCATCCCGGATAATTTCAGCGCTCAACATCGTCTCCCCTCTAACTTTTATCACCGTTTCAACATGCAAGAAAATAGCTATCTGCTTGGTAACGGTGTTACTTTTATGAATGAGAATACGAAAAAGTCGCTCGGTACAGGCAAGTTTGATTTTGATGCGAGAATTAGCAAGCTCGGCAAGAAAGCTTTAACACACGGAGTATCTTTTGGTTTTTGGAACCTTGACCACATTGATGTGTTCACGCTTCTTGAGTATGCTCCCATCTATGATGAGGAGGATGGATCCATGAAAGCCGGTGTAAGGTTTTGGCAAATTGATGACAACAAGCCTTTGCGTGTGACTTTTTACGAGCTTGATGGATACACCGAATATATCAAGCGAAAAGATGATGCCAATTTACAGGTATACAAAGAAAAGCGCCCTTACATCCTCAAGACACGCACAAGCGAAGCGGATGGGGTTGAAATCTATGATGGTGAAAACTATAAGGGATTCCCCATCGTGCCTCTTTGGGGTAACCAAGATCATACATGCAAGATCGAAGCATGGCAACCGAGTATTGATTGCTATGATCTCATCAAGAGTGGATTCGCTAATGATGTGGATGATGCGACTCTTATTTATTGGACGATTAAAAACGCCGGTGGAATGGATGATGTTGATCTCGCTAACTTCTTGCAACGTATGAAAACTGTACACGCTACTATTGTACAGGATGATGGAGCGGAACCCGAGGCACATACGGTTGATATACCTGTTACTGCTCGTGATACATACCTCAAAAAGTTGGAGGATGACTTGATTAAGGATGCTATGGCTCTTGATACCGATGCGATAGCAAATGGCAACACGGTGGCAACGGCTATTAGAGCATCGTATGAGCCGTTGAACGAAAAAACGGATGATTATGAGCTTTGCGTGATCGAATTTATACAAGGGATTTTGGAGCTTGCCGGGATTACTGATACTCCCACCTTTAAACGATCCACAATCGTTAACCAAACAGAGGAAACTAACATGGTTCTCGCATCGGCTCAATATCTCGATAATGAGACGGTGCTCAAGCATCTCCCGTTTTTATCACCCGATGAGATCCCCGGGATCCTCGACAACGTGACACGTGAGGAGGCTGACAGATACGATGGACAAGGTACGGACACAGACGGAGAAGCTCTTGACACAGATGGAGCGGAAAATAGATAAAATCTATAAAGATGCGAATAATGAGATAAGCGAAAAGTGGGATGCTTTCATGTCATCCCATGAGGATAAACTCAAAACTGCCTACGATGAGCTCCAAGAAGCGCTTAAAAGTGGTGACCGTGAGGCTATTGCGGAGGCTCGTGATGTGTATGAGCGTACTGCGAAAAACATCACGGTCAACAATAAGCGCTTTGAGGGTATGGTTGAGGAAACCGCCCAAAAGATTACTCATGTGAACGAGGTGGCGTTGAGTTATGTTAACGATCAGATGCCTCACGTCTATACGATTAATTATAACGAGTTTGGAAATGAGCGTATTGATGGCTATAGCTTTAGCCTTGTCAACGAGAACGCCGTTAAAAGCCTTGCTCGTAGCAATAAGTTACTTTTGCCCGAAAAGAAAATCGATGTATCTAAAGACATGAGGTGGAACGTTAAAAACATCAACTCACAGATGATGCAAGGTATTTTACAGGGCGAATCGATCCCCAAGTTAGCTAAACGCCTTGGGAACGTGAGTGATATGAACAAGGTTAGTGCTATCCGTAACGCACGAACCATGACTACATCTGCTGAAAATGGAGGTAGACAGGACAGCTTCAAAAAGGCTCAATCCGATGGTGTTATCATGGAGCGTGAGTGGGTACCGGCACACGATGACCGCACAAGAGCATGGCATTTGGAGCTTGGCGGTGTTAGAGTTGGTGTTGATGAACCTTGGGAGAACGAATACGGCGAGATCATGTATCCCGGTGATCCCAATGCGGATCCCTGTAACGTGTATAATTGCCGTTGTAGCATACGAGCTATCGTAAAAGGATTTAAATGGAGGTGATCGACATGGCTAAAACAACTGCTGATGTACAATTTACTGATAATTCAAAGCTTGTTAAAGCCGAGCTTGAGCGCCTTTTACCTGTTGTGCTTGAAGCTATTGCTATTCAAGCCGAGGGAAATGCTATTGACGAGATTAACAAATTGGTGTATGATACACCCGAATCACCTAACTACGTGCGTACAGGTAGATTAAAAGGATCCATTTCTCATGCCATAGATGCGGATAGCGCCTACATTGGCACTAACGTGGAATATGCGCCCTATGTAGAGCTCGGTACGAGTAGAATGGGTGCAAGACCGTTCTTGAGAAATGCGATCTCAAATTATTCCGATGATTACAAAAGGCTCATCAAAGATGGTCTTTCGTAATAGACTCCCCTCAAAACCCCCCGGCGAATCCCCTCGCCGGGATTTTTTATGCAACAAAAAACCTCACACGCTTGTGTTGTGAGGTTTTAGAGCGTTGCAGACTATAAATAGGGTTTCTATGTGGTGTGTTTATAGCCCATCGGCTTTTCATTTCTGCAATGGAATCACCGCCTTTCTATATGATAATTATTTCTTTGTGCTTTTAGCCCATTCTTCCATCTGTTTATTAAATTCTTCTACTTCTTCCGGGTGATAGTGCATATACATTAAGCATTGATACACTTCCTCGCCACTTGGACACGTACACCCGTAATCATCATCTAACCAACCACATTTTAAACAAAAACGCTCATAATCTCCATCCATTCTTATACCTCGCTTTCTATGTAATTAACTGCAACTCGGCGTAATTCTTTGATCGTGTCCTCATGGATTGTTCCATCTGCGTAATAATCCTTGACATGATAGCCTTGTTTTAAGAATATCCAATAACCATCCTCATCGTGGAATATATCGGCTATTGCCGGATGTAACTTTTTTGGGATGTACTTTAATAATTTGTTGTCCATTTATTTTACCTCCTTAATGTATTTCGTGCCCGTAGGCTTTGTCATCCTCGCCACCACGTCCAAGCTCTTTATGTTTCTTCATGGCGTTTTCTTTCGCCGTCTTAAGGTCGGATGCTATCACCTTGTAATTGTAATGCCTGTTTATGTTTCCTATTTGGATTAAGTATGTTTTCATTATTCTACCTCCTTGGATAATCGTATTGATCTATGATTTCTCTAAATCCCTTGTAATCTGTCAAATACTGACCAACTAATTTACCGCTTTTATCATAATATAAAAACTCATATTGTTTCTTGTTGGTGTCAGGATCCCAATAGGCGCCGTTATAAATTCTTTCATTACCTTGGTTATCGGAGCCGAAATTATAACCGATTAATCTTGAGTATGTTTCTCTTGATGTTTTATTCATATTTGTGTACCTCCTTAACTTTGTAGCCTCATTATATCACCTTT